GAACCACCTCGAGGATGAACCAGGTGAGCGTAGTCGCGACCGTGACCGCGAGGTTGGGATCGTTCCAGTCCTCGATGCCGGTCCTCGTCGCCAGATAGGCCAACCCGCCACCCACCGGGACAGCGATGATCTTCGAGATGAACGGTCTGAGCTTGTCGAAGAGTGAGAGTTCCATAATCGGATTCCTCCGTTGCAGGTAGTTGATGAAGTCGTTGAGACTCCCGTGGTGCATCATTCCGTATCACCCAGCTCTCGATCCATCATCCGGCGGTGCTTGCCTCCGGACCTTCGGTCGTCCTCTTCCCGGATCGCATCTATCCGGAGGTTTCGTTGCTGTATCTCGTCCAGCCTCCGGTCGTGTTCCCGGATGATCGACTTGTATCCGTTGTTCCCATCCACTCCCCGCCACTCGAACACGAGCTCCCCGACCGTGCGCGCCAATCCATCGACCACATTCAGCCGTCCGTCCATGTCATCGATCCGTTCGCAGAGGGCGTCGATCTTTGTATCCAGGTTTGCGATGCTCTTTCCCCGAGCGGTTAATCGATCTACGACGAGGAGGGCGAGAGCAGTGGAGCCAGCGACTAACCCAATCCACCCGCCGACCGACGTAGGCCATAGGGTTTCGGGAGCCGGTATCACGAAACCGTCCATTCATTTCGTTGGCATTCCAAGCGCTCCTTCTGTATCGTGAAGGCATGACGAAAACACTTTTGGCTTTGGCCATTATTCTGACAGCCTGTGGGGATTCGACTGGACCAGGCATTCGGTGCGAAACCGAGAAGCGGGCGGAGCTCACCGCCAGATTCGGTGCGGATTACTCCCCGACTCCCGAGCTGCTGCGGCAGGACAAATGGACCTTCGGCACGACCGAGATAACCTTCGGCCCCTCGTGCGCGGTCACGGTGACGAACTGAAGTCACCATAGGTGGACGGCAGAGAACGAAGAACCCCCGGTACTCCCGAATACATCCAGATTGCCGCCGCTCGTCTGAGTGACCTTTACTTCGTAGTAATCACCGACTGCCGGCGCGTCGTCCACCACGGAGTAGGCTTGGTTCGTCACGGTGCCGCTCACTGGTGCGACTATGCTGGGCACCCCAAGCGCCGCGCCGTTCTTAAAGAACTGCACCCATCGTGAACCCGTGGCGTTGCTCGTCCACGAGATGACTGCGAGTAGCATCCAGACTCCGGTATTCCCGCCCGTTGGGACCGTAATCCGACTGGTGTTAGAGCTCGTTGAGTGAAGAGAGTTCGAATCCCAAAACTCCGAGTTCCACAGCATGAGGAAGGCGGTGTTGTTGGCGGTCGTCTGATCGCTCGAGTTGTAGACCTGGGCGCGGTTCCGCGCCTGTGTCTGTGTCGGCCCGACCGTGTGCGCGTCGATGCTGGTTCCTGGAACCCCGAGATTGGTGGTGGTACGCTTGGTGTTCGGGTCCAGCAGTAGCGCCCCGGTGTTGGGATCGTACAGTCCCCCGAACGTCGGTTGCGGCGTCGGTTTCGGTGGGGGCAACCACTTATGGAATCCGCCCGCGACTGTAGGACGGGCGCGGATACGAGTGCGGTGATGCCTCATCGAGATTTCATGCTCGATCCGTACGACCGCGAAGTCCCGATTTGAGTTGTAGTGGACTCCGTTAGAGGACTGCCTGTACAAATCGTAGAGCTGCGCCGGCCAAAAGAAATGGGTCTCGAGTTCATGGGTAGCCTTCGGATCTTTCAAATCCGAGAGTACCGCGTTCCCCAAAGCGGTAGCCTGCGCGCCAGTTGTGATCGGTGAGTAATCACCCTCCGAGATCAACTGGTACTGAAGGTCGAAGTTCGTGATCGATGTGGAATCCGAAACGGTGATCCCGCCGCGGGACTTGGGCGGACCTATATCGGGGTACTGAACTTCGATCCAGTTCCGGACACCCAGCCGATCGATGTCGAGATTGGTGATGTTCAGATAGTCGCTGGGGCCGAACGTGTAGTCCGGCGTGGTTTTGGATCTGGGAGGTTCGTAGAGCGTGAGGCGGAACGCCGATGTACCGTCGTCCCACTTGTAGCGAATGTCCCACGCCTTGACCTTTGCCAGTGCTTGAAGCGCATCCATTACGCGCATCGGCTGCTGGAGATACTCGTTGATGAATTCGCTGGGTGCGACGGGGATGTAGATCGTCTCGGGGAAAGGCACCGAGCTGCCCGAGCCGACCCAGCCGTCATAAACGGTCTGCACCAACACCGATAAATCGTCCCCGCCTGGCACCGGCTTATATGCGAATTGCACCCAACGATCTACCAGCCGTCCGCCACGGTCTCTGCATCGGATCGACACGGGCGACTCCTGCCATGCGACAGATTCGACCGTCCCCTCGAACATTGGCTTGTAATCGCCTGCGACAATTGTGGCGCCGATTGCGGTAGTCGCGACTTCGATCGTTACCTTCCGACCGGGATAGATGAGCGGAGAGTAGGTCACTCCATCGTCGAGCCGGTTCAGAGTCGAGTCGGTTCTGTAGGGGGCGAGTGAGAGTGTAGTTCCGGAGTCCCGGCGCAGATCGATACTCGCAGCGTTCACGGGTTGATCGACATCCTCATCCCACGCCACCCGTTCCTGCCAAGTGGTGATGTCGATCATGGTGCCCGAGCCGTTGGCGATTTTTATCCGGGGAGTAACCCGCCGTTCTGGAGAAGCCAGTACCGTGAGTTCGCCAGCAGTGGTCGATCTCACTCAGACCTCGTGCAGGACAAATCCGAGTGCCACGCGATGCCCTGACGGAGTTTTGACCGGGGTCCACCCCGTGATCTCAGGGCAGCACTGGACAATCAGAGTGCTGAGAGGCGTCCCCGTGGTCTTTACGTATGCCGTTGGACTCGAGGCGTTCTCAGCCTGCGCGCCAAAGAAATAGCTCGAACCCACGCCACCGAACGCGGGATAGATGTAGACCTTGTTGGTGTTGGCCGCGACAACGCTGTTGGCGCTGTACGAGATCCGGTACCAGCCGTTCCCGATGTCCAGGATCGGGAAGAGAGTTCCTGATCCGGAGACCGATGAGAGAGTGGGGGTTCCTCCACCGTTCCAGTTGATGTCGATCTTGTGCCGGAATACTCCTGCGGTAACGTCGAAGATTCCGAGCTGGGAGTGCGCGAAGTTGATGAACTTCCCGAAGACCGACGCGACTTTGGTCCCGTTGCCCGTGAAGGTGACGTCAGATCGTCTGGCGTTAGACCCCGCGGCATCGCTGAACTGGTAGGCCCCCGTACCAGCCATCGGGTCGCTCTGCCCGCCAGTCAGCGTCACGCCACCGATATCGGTCCAAGTGGTGAAGTCCTCTGAGTACGGGAGGAGGTTACTGCCGCCACCGATCACGTCACCCGAGCAGCCTATGGGAGTGATCTGTCCGAGAATGGATTCGTAGTGATCCGAGATCTCGCGCGTGATAGGAGGAGTAGTGAAAACGAAATCCCGTTTCGCCACACCAGCCTGAGAGGCGCGGTAGGTATTGTCGAATGCGCGCGACCGATCTGCGTTATCGATCCGTTCTCGGTGCATTCCTCCTGGCGCTACGGGAATCGGGACGTTCCCGACGATCACGAAGCTCATGACCCGACCAACTGGAAGCCGACCGAACCGCCGCGAGAGGCTTCGGCGCGCGCGGTATCGGTCAGATTGCGGTAGACCTTTCGTGCCACGCTCACCTGATCCCGGTAGTATTCAGCCTTGAAGCCTGTCGGTTCGTTGAGCAGGCTGTTCATCCGGTTGAGTGCAGCAGTGTTGTTGTCGATCGCTTTCTTGTGATCGAAGAGACCGCCGATCAGTGAACCCGCCAGCCCGCCAACGATCGTCCCTATTCCCGGTGCGATCAGACTCCCGAAGGTGGCACCGAGATGACGGCCAGCTAGCGTTCCTGCTGCGGTGCCCAGCACGCTCCCCAACGAGCCGCCGATGCCTGAACCCCGACCGCCCCCACCGATGTTGAGTGCGTTTACGACTATCCCCGCGCCACTCAGAACGGCGTTCGCAATCGTCTCGGCATTCTTGTTGGCGTTGTCGGTTATTTTCTGAGCTTGATCGCCAGCAGCTCTAACCGCGTCCTGAACCGATGACTGAGCAGCTTGCGTCAGCGTTCCTACATCGAGGCCGGTGAGCCTCACCACCTCATTCGCCAGCTGCTTGGTGGCTTCTGCTGCTTCACCAGTCTTCTCGATATAGCTGCGCCACCAGTCCCGATTCTCTTTCATCGCCTCCGCATTGACCTTGGCGGCTGCATCGCGGAGCTCGTTGTACTTCCCGATTACTTCATGGATAGCGGCAGCGTGGTCCTTTGAGCCCGTTACCGATTCCTGGTGCCATTGCTTTGCGAGGATCAGGAGGTTCGAGACGTTCTGGATCTCCTCGTCCAGCGCTTCCAGTTCTCCCTCTTTGATTAGACCAATACCACCCGGCGCCGTCCCGACATCACCGACGAGAAGTTTGCGAGTAGCGTTCAGGGATTGGAGCTTGGCCGAGAGCTGGCCGATATCGAGGGCACCCTGCCCGCCGGCGTGACCCTGCACCTGACCCGCAACACGCTTGACGGCATCATCCTGCGCTTTGGTAGCCTCTCTCGCACTCTTGGTCAATTGGTCCCACGCATAGGCGAGAAGCGCTAATCCAGAAAGCGCTCCGGTGACGACGCTGGTTGAGCCGATGCCGAGCGAAGCGATCATCTCGGTCGCTTTCCCGAGCACGGGATTAACGCCCGCGATCTGAGTCGCCATGTTGGCGAAGGCGTTGTTCAACCGTCCGAGCCCCTGACCAGCACCTTCGGAACTGCGCTTTAAGTCGTTCAGCTTGCGCTGGGTTCCGTTGATCTTCTGATCGAGGTCGGAGGTGTCGCCTCGTAACCGGACGAAGAGTTCGGCTAATGTCACGCGGTCAGTCCCTCAGATCGTTTGGCGAACTGCATCATCGTTGCGAACATCTCTTCATCAGTCTGTTCCTCTGGTTCCGGTTTCCACTCGGGGAAGAAGTCCATCCAGTCCTTTCCGTGAGGGTCGTAGTCCGTGTTCCGGTTCGCGTTGTAAATCATCGCGGTTACGGTCCCCGCTCTCCGGTCCTCCCGTTTGGTCTTCAGGTTGTGACGCTCGGCCAGCAGCTCGAACTGCCTGAGCGTCAGGTTCCAGAACACATCGTTGGTCAGGCCGAAGTCATAGACTCCAACCGACCAGAGTTCTTCGATGCTGAGTTCCCCGCGGTCGGCATCGTTACCGCCGCGGGTTCGACGTTTGGGTCCGGTTTGGGTAGAGAGGCCGAGAAGAGTTCCCCGACCGCTGTCGAGATGTCGTGGATGTTGAGCGGGTTGGTCAGCTCCTCGATTGCAGAGACCGAGAGTTCTTTCCTCGCCTCTTCATCCATGCAGGCCCAGACGAAGGCGGGAAGCGCCAGCATGAACGCCACGGAGTCAGCGGTATCGATGTCGAGGACGTTCAGTTCCTTCGCCCTCTTCATCGCGCCGATCGTGTAGCCCAGCGTGTAGTCCTTCCCGCCCAGCGTGATATCGACCGTTGGTGTGCCTTCAGCGAAGCGCATCTTACGGGTACACCGCATAGGTCACGAGGCCGGTGACGCGGAGAGTAGCCGTGAAGTCGTAGGCTGCGTTCGGTCCACCAGCGTTCGGGACAAAGCTCTTCACCCATGCGTTGAAGGTGAATTTCTTCGCCTGGTTGACGAACGCGATCGTCCACGCCTTCGTACCAGCGGTGATGTCGAATGCGTCAGCGCGAACGATGGTCTGTCCAGCATCCGCATCGTTGAACCAACCGGAGAAGGTCACCTCTCCGTAGTCGGCGAGACCGGGAAGAAATTCCGCTGCAGCGCTGGAGAAGTCCGTTACATCGATCTCGGTTTTGACAGGACCGGGAATCGAGATCTGGGTGATGTTCCCGACTGCTATTGCGCCCTGCAGCAATATCGTGCCGAGCGCGCGTGTCTTAGCCATCGTTAGCTCCTTTGATTGTTAGTGTCCATCCGTGCACTCGGTATTCATCCTTAGTTCGGAACATCAGTGGCGGTGCGATGCGCTTCGATCCAACTGGTTCCGTCGTAGTCGAAGTCGATTGTTCTCGAAAACCCGTTGGCAGGCTGAGTCCACGCCGCCAGCTTAAACGCTCCGTGCCACGTCGCCGCGCCGAGAGCACCCCCCGACGCATTGCGGATTCTTACGCGAAGGCGGGCCTGCGCCACCGGGTTTGTTGGTGCCTGGATCGTGAAGGCAACTCCATCGGTTGCTGTGATGGTCGCGATGTCCGTCGTACTCGAATCGATAGTCATCGAAGTCGAGTAGGCGATCGCGGTTCCGCCCGTCGTGGTCGAGTTGACGATCTGCGCCATCGAAGCCAAGCCGGCGAGAAGAGCCTGCAGGCCAGCGTTCCCGCTTCGTATGCCTGTTATAGTCGGCTTCGCAACACCGTTGCTGCCGTAGAACCCGGCCAGCGTGGTTCCCAAGATTCCCGCAGCGGTATTGCCGATCGTCACCTTCTTGCCGGCAGTCAACGAATCAATGAGGATCGAGCCGGAATCGCTCTTGATGGCGTGATTGCCTGACCCCAACAGAAAGACCTGTCCGGTGTTGGCGTCAACACGCCAGAAGTAGAATCGGTCCTCGAGACTCCCTCCGGACGCCTTATAGTCGAGATAGAATTTCTCGCCGGTTCCAGCCGTTACGATGCGCGGCCACCACTGATTGCCCGACGTGTCTTCCGTGACCGGGCCATAAGCGTTGGAGTTTGCGAACTTGCTGGCCTGGTTGGTCCACTTCTGCGGCTGCGGATAGATCGAGACCTGGGACTGGTGTGAGGTCTCAAACGTGTTCTGACCGCCACTCGCGTCGGAGAGTCCCGGATAACTATCGTCCCTAAACCCCTCGATGATGTGGTTGTATCGAGCCGTTGCACCCATGCGCACCGCTGCCAGATGCGTGACCGTCGGGTCGAACATCCCATTGCCGACAATCAGATTGTGGACAGCTTCATCCAGCTTGATGCCGTAGGGATAGGCAGCGACCTCGATCTGATTGAAGACTATGTTATTGCCTGAACACGTCTTTCCCCCGCCACCTAGGAACTCAATGGCTGCGCCATCGGGAAGGTTGCTACCGCAGTTGTGGAGGAACCAGTTTTCGCGAACCGTTATCGCGTTGGACGCCTTCTGCCCGTAGACGCCGCGCCTGATCCGACTGAAGCAGTTGTCGTGGACGGCTGAGACGTAGCCGTCGAATTTCGCGTTGACGCTGCCGTCGAGAACGGTGGTGACCCCACCCAAAAGGAATGCGTCCTGATCGCAGGTGATTCCGCTCTTGCCTGAATTCCCTTCGACCCGATTGTGGTGGATGTGGACGGTTGTGTTCGTAGTCTGGAAGAACGGCGTAGTGGTATTTGTGCTGAGGTCGGTCAGAGTCAGATGGTCCAACTCGAGACTGCCGTGACCCAGCGTAAGAATCTTTGCCACCCCGCCGTCGTACCTAAGGTCGAGCTTTGGCCCACCGTAAGGCGCGTACGTTCCACCTGCCGAAGTGGAGGCCCCTGCACCTGTGATACGCATAGATGGCTGCACCGGAGCCCCGGCACCGCCATCGTTTGGAATCAAGATCTGCCCGTCGCAGCGGAGCGTTTTGTTGGACGGCAGATAGAGAGTTCCACCGCCAGCCGTATAGAGCGCAGCCAACAGTGAGAGGAACGATGCCGTCTCGTCAGTGCCATTGAACAAGAGTCCCGACCTGAGTGCGTACATCTCACCAGTCGCATCAAGCGAGACCAGTAGATCACGAATGAGCTGCCGATTCGTTGAATGAGCAGCCGCGCCATCCGAGAGAAGCGCCTGAAGTGACGGAATAGTCCGAATCGTATCGGGCATTAGGCAAACTGCTCCATATCGAATTGTCCGAGAGGCGGAAGAACTGCTCCGTTCTCAACCCTGATCTGGTAGCGCGCTATTCCGTGATAGAGTCGGCTGGATGCGGTGCTCGAAGGGTCCTCGATGATTTGAAACGAGTCCTCAACACAGAGCCACGCACCTGCTACCGGCTGGCCGTCCAACCGAGTGCGAATGAAATCGAGCATCGCGTGAGTCTCAGCCTTGCCCGCTTTCTGAGACCATGTGTGGATGTCCACGAACGCGTCTGTGGTGACGGTCCCGATCTCTTCGTCAGGGTCCGCACTCCACTCACCGATCACGATGTAAGGCTTGGCTACTCCCTGAGGCACAGCATCGTAGACGGGGTACGTCGAAGGCGCTGTCGTCAGAGCAGCGTAGAGAGAGGTCTGGACGCCGGAGAGATTGTTCACTTCGCCGCTCCGATCTTCTTGCTCTTCTTGGTTCTGAACCGTGCTTGGACACCAGCATCCTCAGCCCAGTCGCGCATCGATCGACGGATGTACCGAGCACCCAGCCTGAAGGCCGGGAAGAGGAACGGCTGCGCGGGAGTGTCGTTGGTCCCGAACTCGATGAACTTCGATTTGAAGTCGTTGGACGCAACGATTGCTTCCTGCCCGTCGCCTCGAACACTTCTGCTTAGACTGGATTTGAGCGCACCAGTACGGACGGGAACGCGTCTCACGGCTTCGGTGAGGATGATTCGGGAGCCCACATCGATAGCGTCTCTCACCTGATCCTTAAAGGCTTCAGGTAGCGCCTGCACCGTTGCCTGAGCCTCGTCAAGTCCGTCGATGGTGACTGAGCTACGCATTGACTTCATCCGCCTGGATAATCAGTTCCCGGTGTTTCTCTTCCGGATCGAGGATGTTCTTGATGTCGAAGGTCCGACCGTCGTAGAGGATCGTCTGCGCGCCAGTCACTCCGGTTCTGTAGCGCATGGTGAACCGATGGGGGCGCTGCATTCCGGTCTGCTGCGCTCTCAGCAATTCGTTCCCCTGCAGCGGTTCAACACGAGCTGGGATGTTCGCCGCCACGACGAGGGGCGTCTCAGTCGTCCCGCCCATCCCGTCCGAGACGCTGGTGGTGGACTGGAGAGTCACCAGCCTCCGAAGCAGTCCTGTCCTCATGCGACGTGCCCCCATGTACGACCAGAGAGCACCTGTCCGAGAGTAGTGCGACCCACGCCCAATTCTCGGCTCAGAGCTGTGAGGTTCAGAGTCCCCGCGGCCTTTCGGTTGCGGAGATCCCGCACGATCTCATCGGTCAGGACGGCGCGCGCGTGCTGTTCACCGCGGAGGCCGGGCACAAAGACGTTTTCGGGAGCAGGGCCACGATTGCGCCCCTTGCGTACCATGTCGTAGTTGTTCTCGGCCTTGGTTCCGAGAAAGAGATGATCGGGATTAACGCAATTCCGAACATCACAGCGGTGACACACGCAGAGGCCAGCGGGGATTTCTCCCTTAAGTAGCCTGTAAGCGATTCGGTGAGCGAAGTCAGGCCGACCGCGCACGAAGCCGAACCAACCGTACCCCTTCAGGGTGCAAGCCTGCCACAGCCAACAGCCATCCGTCTTTCGGACTTTGGCCCAGAAGCGTTGCTCGGCGGTCATACCGCTACCCTCGCGCGTGAAGCCACAAGCATCTGAACGGACTGCGGGACTTCGTAAGCGCCCTGCCCGATGACGACCGACTCCCGCTGTTCAAACCAAGTTGCCACCAGCATCTTCACCGCTTGCTGGATGTCAGCGGGTGCCGGCCACTTATCGGCATCGAGAGGATCGACCGTGTACCCAGCCTGATAGACCGCTCTGAACCGTCTGGTGGTATTCGCGGGGAAGAACGTCGGCCATGTGAACGTGGTATTCGGCCAGACAAAAGTCCCATCGACGTAGTAGTTGGATAGCGTCTCAGCTTGCCACGCAGCGCCGTTCCACTGCGAAAGGGAAGTCAGCACTCCACCGATAGGATCATTCGCCAGCTCCAGCGGCCACGACTTGAAGCGGATATCTTCCGTCAACGTGGTGGTGACGCCGTAATAACGTCCGGTGAGATTCTGGATCGCCTGGACAGCGGATTCCTCCAACTGGCGCAGAACGGGAGCGTCTGCGTCGTCAGCTTTCATCCAGTCCTGGAGATCAGCGGTCGAGATCATTTGCGCGCGTCCGCTCCCTTCTTCACGACGAGCTTCCAGTCAGGGGATTCGCCCGGCTTGGATTTGGTCTCAGTCTGAGACAACCACACCGAACCACCCCACGTTGTGAGGAGACCGCGGTTATAGGTGCGTCCGATTTCGTAGACGCCCTGATAGACATCCGCGAAGGTCCGGACCTGGATCTCCGCAAGGCGCTGCTCGATGACTGATTCGATCTCTTCTCGGGTAGCGATTCCGTCAGCACCTCGTTCCCCGGGAGCTCCGTCTTTCCCATCCTTCCCATCGACGCCGTTCTTACCGTCGATACCGTCCCTGCCATCTTTGCCGGGTGGGCCTTCGATGACCTGAGGGGCTGCGCGCGTTTCCAGCTTCTCAAGGAGGGAACGGATCTCTGTCTCGCGCGCCGTCATTCGTGCTTCTACAGCGTCGATGAATTTCTGGACAGCAGCCAGAACCGGGTCGTCAGTCATTGTTTCTCCACTGTGATTACAGCGAACTTTTTTCCAGTGACTCCGGCCCGTGTCGCCGTTGCCTCAGCCTCATAGAGTCCGATCGGTGGGACTACTGAATCGTCTGCTGTGAGCCTGTAGGTGACGTTCGCTCCGGTAGTACCAGCGACGTAGCTCATGGCGACACCGTTCAATCCGGTGACAGGGACGCCTGCTCGAGTCCGGACGATGACGCTCACAGTCGCATCAGCCGGATTGGTCCCGTCCAGAGTGTTGGTCAAGCCGACGATCTCGAGCTTGTTATCCGCTCCCTTCTGCCAGCTCACGACATCCATCAGACCGGCCCTCCAGACATGGAACCCGTGAGCACCGGACCGCCGCTGACCGACGCGACGAGCACTCCACCGCCTGATACCGTTGCCGTCATTACAGGCCCGCCGGCGAAGCGGAACGTGAAAGTCCCGATCCATGGCGCGTAGCCCGTCAGCGTCAGTTGTCCGGTTCCCGGTGTGATGAAGAGACCGAGCGGAGTTACCGTTATCCCCGGCCCGAATCCCGTGAGCGTGAGGAGACCGCTACCCGGCCTGACGGTGATGGGTAGCCCGATGGCGGGCGCGTTGCCTGTAAGCGTTAACGAGCCTGAGCCGGGTACTATGGTCTTCGGGAATGTTGGACCAAAGCCCGTCAGTGTCAGAACACCGAGTCCGGGCTGCGCTGTGTAGCTCCCGCTTACGAACGAGAAGGACGGACCGAATCCGTCGAGTTGGAGGTCCCCGAATCCCGGCTTGATCGTCCGAGCGAACGTGGGCGCGAATCCATTGAGGTCGAGGGCACCCGTTGCTGGAACGATCGTGCGCGGGAAGGTTGCGGAGAATCCGGTCAGCGTTAACTGTCCGAATCCTGGTACGATCGTCTTAGGCAGTCCGATCGACGGACCGAATCCGTCTAATTGGAGAGCTCCACTTCCCGCGACAATCGTTGTCGGGAACTTGGCGGCGAATCCTGTTAGCTGCAGATCACCGAATCCCGGAACCAGAGTTATCGGGAGTCCGAGAGTCGGAGAGAAGCCGTCGAGTTGGAGCGCCCCCGTATCCGGGACAATCGTTGTTCCCGTTACTGCGGCAGGAGGAGTGTCGTAATACTTGACCTCACGGAGCGGATTGCCCGGACCGAGCGGTCTGCATCTCATCAGAGTGAGAGGCTTGTCAACGACCGGGGGCACAGTATTCGGGAAGCCCTTGAGGGCTACACCGATGATTGCGCCTTTGGTGATCGCGGCACTCATCGACGCAGAGCAGGTATATGTTCCTGCTCCGGTCAGATTCCGGTATTCAGTTATCTCGCCCGTGCCTGCGGGTGCTTGGGCCGCCGTCATATTCGTACCGGCGGACCCATTGGTATCGTCAGTTACACAGAAAGCGTAGAGGAACGCGGGGTTGGTTGTGACGATGTTCCCGGTCGTAACCGTCGTGCCGCTAGTCGCGGTCCCGGTGCTATTGCCATCAGTCGCGCCGGTTAGACCGTTCCACTCCTCCGCATACGCTTCTACTTCGGTCGCTGTGCCCGAGAAGCTGACCTGTATCGCGTTGGCGCCGGCATTGATTCCACCCGCAATGTGGACTTGAAGGAACCCGTCAGTGGGTCGCGCTAACCTTCCTGCACCGGAATCGCTGTAGCTGTTGCCGTTCCCCGATATCCCGGAAATGGTGACGTTGTTCTTCCAGAATACCGAGACCGTGATCGCGTTCCCGGCATCGTTGGTGAACGTCGGGAGCGTGATCGAGGTGACGGCTCCGGTGGGAGCGCCGGAAGCAACACTGCGAATCAGTGTCGCCATTAGGAGAAGTACCCGAAAGAGAGACGGCAAATGTCCCTAGATCCTCAGTTCAGGAACTCGAGCGAGTATTCATCGACACGGACACCGTTACCCGCATTGGAAATCGTGAAGCCAGCCCAGAGGTCTACGATGTTTGAGATCGTGGAATCGAAGCCGGTTCCCTGAGCTGGGTTGGTCTGCGGGACGACGATCGTCTGCATCCCCTGCGCATCGTCCGTCTGACCGGCAGTGCGGGTGAACATGAGACCTTCCGCGGTGCCGATTCCCAGGAGCTTTGCGCTGGTTCCTGATCCGACTGCCTGGCACACAGCGCTGATGTCGAGGAAGAACGGCAGCGTCGTGTGGGCAGTCGCGTTCAACTGGATATTGCCGGTGTCGTACGCAGCCACCGAGCCGATCTTGAGCTGGAAGTTCATGAGGCCCGGAGTCGTAACGATGTTTGAGATCGCACCCGCGACCCTGACCCTGATCTTCCGGCCGACGTAGAGATAGTTCGCTGGCATCGTCCACAATCCCGTCGGATCGATGACGCTCTTGGCTGTCGTGTACGTCGTGAAAAGAGTCGAGGACGCGCGCACCGTCGCCACACACTCCACGTATCCGAGCGCCGCCTTCATGTTGTGACGACGGGCGATGTCTATGGCCCGCTTCAACGATTCCCGGCTGTGGGCGTCGTAGAGGTTTCGCCCCAACCCGCGCGGGAGATAGAGCCCCGAGAGTTCGTCCTGCTCGTAGCGGTCGGTAGTCATTAATCCACCGCCGCACCGCTCAGGGTAAATATCCCCGAAGCGTTGAAGGTGATGTTGAACGGGTTGGTGTCTGTTGCTGTTACGTCCGCGGGTGCGGTGTCCATCAGGCAGACGCAGAGCAACGGCTTCACGATCGTGTTGACCGTGGCGTTCCTGTAGATGACAAGGAAGCGCGCGGTGATCGAGCCGCCGGAAGCAGTCCAGGCAGGAGCCAGATCTGCAGCGTCGAACGTGATCGTTCCGCCTGATCTCGTCCACGTCACACCGGAAAGAGCAACACCGCCAGTCGTATAGCCGTTGGCGTTCGCGTGTTCGTTGGTCAGATCGCCGTAGACGTTGGTTCCAACGGACAGCGTGTTCGCGTTCGAGGTCGAGAGGAAGAGGGCGATCTTCCAGTTCGTCGTGTCATCGAGATCGTGTGTACCATCCGCGAGGTATTTCTTCGCGATCTCGTAGACTTTGAATTTCCCAGGAGCGGCCATTTGTTACTTCCCTCCCTTGGCTTCTTTCTCAGCCTGCGCGAGTGCCGCCTTTGCTTCCTTGAGTTTGGTTTCCGCTTTCGCTACAGCCTTTTGGAAGGCGGCCAGATCGACATTCGATTCCTGTTTCTGTTTGGGCATTAGGCCGCCTTCTTGGTAGGTACGTTCATGGCTAGAGTGCGGGCGTTGATCTCGATGACAGCGGCGAGTTTCGCCATCCGCGCTTCGGTGGAGTCGCCGGCAGGGAGGGCTTTCTGTGGCTCACCCGGAGGCAGTGCTGGCGTCTCTGCCGACGACCCCGAAGCGAACGGATCTTCTTTCTCGTCCCGTTTCTGTAATGCTTCCAGTGAGTAGTTCTGCTGCTGCATCCAGATCGAATCCCCGCCGTCTACGGGCTCGAGATCCATCTTCTTTCGGGCTTCGTTGACGGTGTAGATCGACCCACCGACCGCATCTCTCAGTGCCGTTATCTGAGAGGCCACGTCCATCCGGAGCAGTCCGTCGAGATCCAGTTCCACGCCGAGCATCCGGCCTTCTGTGGAAGTCTGGAATCCAAACGCTTCATCCATGCAGAGCTCCCACTGCTCGATCGGAGACTGAAGGCAGTCCGAGTAGTAGGCCTGGTTCGCGATCTCAGGTTTCGTGTAGGCAGGTTGCTCACCGACGCCGACCTTCCATGCCGGGACGTGGAACGTCGAACACACAGTCTCAGCGGTCCACCCGAGTTGCTGAATGAGCTGCGAGTCAACCGCGTTCATTCGCATCGCCTCGAACTTCATCCCGTCGCCCAGAACAGCGACTCCACCGGACTTGTCCTTTCCGAAACGGGAGTTCCAGAGGTCGGAGAGCTGAGTTGCTTTCTCGGGTGTGATCGTTACCGGAGTCGAGAGAATTCCAGAGGGGTTCGACCCGTTGGCGAAGAACCCTGACTGGTTCTGCTGGATCTGGAGACCCATGGTCGCCGCGGTGCCGCAGGCGAAGATCGGTGAGGTTCCGACCAATGGGTGGAAGAGGCAGTTGATCCGGTCGTGGATTATCTCGGAGGCGGGAACCGATATCTCGTCATCCTCAAGGCCCGAGAGATTGTCCTGCTTCAGTTTGTAGAAGACCGCTCCATCAGTCGAAACGAGGACCTGCACTCTCGTCGGGTCCAGGAGGTACATCGACCTCACAGCATCCCGCCCGTCGCGCTCGAGCAGGACGTAAGCGTTTCCGTTCGTGAGCTTGGAAGTGATCCACCACTCTTTGAACTGGATGTGATTCTGGAAGCGATTCGGTTTCCGGAGAACGGGCGAGAAGGCCGAGCTCGTCACCTCGCTCCAGATTCCGTCCTCGTCCTGCTCAACGAGTTTCGGTCTCAGCTTCCCGAAATCCTGAGCGATCCGAGTGATGCAGGCGTAGACCGCGTGGTGGGCCAGAACGGTGTCGGTGGTCCACTCCATATTGCGCTGCCACGCGCCAGCAAACGGTTCCCGTATCCACGGAGACCATGCGCCCTTGTTCGTGGGAACAGGGGAGAGATTCGCAGGCGCGCGCCGGACTTCGAGGCCGAAGATTCTCACGCCTTCCTACGTTTGCGCTTCGTAGCCGCAGCCTTCGGAGCTGCAACCACGCCATTCTCAGGAGACAAATTCTCCGAGGACTGCGGCTGTTCTTCCGAAACCTCTTCGTAGATTCCCGCTTCGATTAACTGCCTGGCAGCGTCGGGGTGAGCTTCGATGACGTTCCCGTTCGCGACTGCTCTGATCTTCATGGTTTGACTCCGTAAATGAGCTGGACGCCTGCTGGGTTCGGTTCCGTCTTCTGGAAGTTCAGGTCGTTCAGGAACTCGAATTCATCCCACGCCTCTCGGACGCCCTTGTAGTAGGGATTCCCGTAGTCGTCACCCAGGATCAGCCCACCGGGTTTGACGTGGGGGACCCATGCGTGGAGATCGGCTTTGACGCCTTCGTATCCGTGGTCGGCGTCGATGTAGAGGAAGTCGATGGGCTCGGTCCAATACTTCGCCGCCTCGGTCGTCAGCGCGGGAATGAGCCGGACGTTGGCTCCAACTCCCATGTCCACCATCCGGCGCGCGCAGCCGAGAAGCATCAAAGGCGGAGCGCCTTCAACGGAACCGCCGTCGTCATCCAGTTCACCACCCCAAGTATCGATGCAGGCGACGGTGCCACCCCAGCGACGGACGGAGAGCGCTACAGGGATAGCGGACGCGCCCTGCCACGTACCGAGCTCTACACAGACCTTTGGGCGGTGGTGCTCGACCAGTTCGAGGATCTTAGAGCCGTGGTGGAACCAGCCCGGAATCGACTCACGTTCGGGAGCGAGAGTAGTCGTCATCCTGGAGGCACCCGTCTGCTCAGACGAAGATCAGGGCCGACGCCGGGAGGAGTCGGGAGACAAAGCAACCCGTAAAGGCAGCAGCCCGACCAGCAGAGCGCGAGGACGGTGGCAATCATACGCTCACCGCCATCGGTGCTTCCCTGTACGTGTGAAGACCTACGTGCCCGACTTCGCGACTCAGATCATGATCGATCAGGATCTCGTGACCAGCTTTCCTGAGCTGGCGGCAGAAGTAGACATCTTCGGTTTCAGTCTCCGTGGAGTACCAGAAGCGCGGGCGTGGGATGTCTCGGACCACCGATGTCTTCATGAGGAAGACGCCCATGCCTACGTGGTCAACCGATTCCAGTCCCGTCGCTTCAGCACTCGATACACACTTCCCGTCTTTGCGGGCTGTCGGCCTTCCCGGTGGAACGCGGGTGACGTAGTTCGCGGCTACGACATCCCTTTCGTGTTTCAGCAGTCGTAGAGCGGTGTCGCTCGGGAACGTCATGTCCGCATCCAGCCAGAGGATGTGGGTTGCGCACCAGAGTTTCGTCATGTCGTGCAGTAGCTTCTCGCGGGCCTGATGCACGAACGTGCCGACCATCATCGCGAGAGTCGTCTGGGGGATAGCTCTGGAGGTTTCGGCGTAGAGCATCGCCAGATCGTTCGCAAAGACAGCCGGCACGTTCGACAGAGCAGGCACCGCGATAGCCAGCCTCACTACTTCGCTCTGTTCGGATTCAGAGTGTCTTTCTGGGGCGGGAGGCCCTGACCCTGATCCGCCTGGTAGACGTGATCCGGGAACTGGGCCACATCACCAGTCGCCAACGGCTTCTGGGCGGTCGAACTCCTGGGAGCCTTCGGAGCTGCGGGTCGTTTCGCTGCAGCCTTGCGTGGTGCTTTCGCCATCGTTCAGTCCCTCAGTGATTTGAGAAAAGAGAAGGGGTGAGGACCGAAGCCCCCACCCCGACGAGCGATTACGGCACGTAGGCCGCTGAAGTGATACGATCGACTGCTGTGGATCTCGCCTTGCCCCAGGCGATGTAGCGCTCGACCCTCAAGCCGACGAGGTTCGCCTGCCAGAAAGAGGTCAGAACCGCGGTTGCATCGGGCGGATCGGTCGGAGCCGAATCGAGCTGGATCGAAGCCTCACGGGAGACATCGATCTCCATCCCGCCCTCATCCGCGATCAGGATGGACGGCGTGTGAGCGATGATGACCTGGTTTCCGACTGCCTGAGAAACCACCACCGGCATACCGAGCAGCGTTCCGCCAGTAACCGAGATTCCGGGGAATGCGGGCTGACCGACTGCGTTCAGAGCGAGGCCCAGGTTGAACGCCAGCGACTCGCTCATGATGAGAACGAGCTCGTTGACCGGATAACCGAGAGCCGCCATCGCAGCGACTCGGGCCGCGATATCGGTCCGGGCCGCTGCGGGGGTTGTTGCCGATGCCGCGGTTCCGGCGACACCGTTGGTGATGGAGGCCGGGTTGACGTTCGCGACCGCCGCAACGGTGGAATCGACAAACTGAGCATCGAGGAACGCCTGAGCGCCCTTCACCAGCTCGTCTCTGACCGCTGCTTCAGCCGAAGGAGTCGAGAGTCTGACCAGTTCATCGGTCAGAACGATGATTCCAGCGACCTTGTAGAAGGCCAGTGTGACGGCTGCGTACTGGGCGTTCGTGACGGGCTTCATCTTGCCCTGACCGACCCACTTGTACGTTCCGCCGGCGGTCTGCGCAGGCATCGACACATTGAACGGAACTCTACGAAGTCCCGGAATCTTCCCGATCAGCGTTGCTGGACGGAGAAGATCGAGGAAGTCGTTGATGTAGTTCGTGGCGACGAGAGGAGCCGCGAAGGTCGCGTTGGTTGTGGTGCCCGGAGCAACCGCAGCGCGGGTCTGCAATCCATCGCCTTCGAGCGCTTTGATGACCGTATCGGAGATGTCCCCAGAGGGGAAAGCACGTTTGACGTACTGCACTGCGTCCGACTTGCTGCCCTTGGCATGGGCCAGAGCCATCGCATAGCGGGCGATACCGATACCCTTCTCGCCACGATCGTCCACCCTGACCACGGAGACGCCGCCGCGGGACTCAGACGCTTCCTTGCCGTTCTTGCCGGCGACGGGGGTCGCCTTCTCGAGATTCAGACTCCCACGCTTCTTGAGATCGGTGATCTCGCTGATAAGAGCGCTGGCATCACGTTCGAGACCTTCGTACTCCTCTTTCTCGGCTTCATCCTTCGTGCGGCCCTCTTCGGCCACCTTGTCATTGATCTCGTCCATGCGGGCCAAAGCGACCCCGTGACGAGCCTCGAGCGCGGTAATGCGCTCGGCAATAGTCATCGGCATTTTTTGTCTCGGTTGTGTGGTTGGGGTGCCCGAGACGCCGGGACTTTTATCGCCTGACGCGGCGAGATATGCTGATCGGACGGAGACGATGGACGCCTCCTGATTGCTTGGGATCGTGACTAAGGAGAGCTCCCGCCACGCCCATTCGATGAATTTTTTGCCCTTCTCCTTGATGACGTTGAAACCGATGGAGAGGCCCCGAACCAGCTTGTACTTGATCGAGTGCCACGCCTGATCGGTGGCATCCTTGACCTTGCCGGGTTCGGAGACCTTGGCGATGTGACCCTTTACCCACCACTCGTCGCCTCTGAGCTGGGCTTCGGTTATCTCGCCAACGGGGGTTTTCTGATCGTGCTGCCAGAGAAGGGGGATGGGCAGCTTGAAGCGCGCGCCAGAAGGTTCGACCACTGTACCGTGGTCGTCCTCTGCTGAAGTCGTGGCTATTCCTTCAAATTCCCGGAGCTCGTCGTTGGTAGCCCGTAGCTCCAGAGTCCCGAAGAGCCGGTCCATGCCATAATGTCATACAGTTATGGCAGACCGTATAGCTACCGAAAACAGTAGGGTTAACCGGTCCTTTCTTCGTCAGCGACGTTGAAGAACCAGAGCATCAGTTTGTGGCGGGGGGTGCCAGGGAAGCCCGTAAGCCGCTCCGCAGCCGCTTGGATGTGGAACCGAACGGCGTCGATCGTCAGGTTGGTTTTCGACGCTATCACTTTATCAGACATTCCGCGCGCGACGAGCACCGCGATCTCGGTCTGACGGGGAGTTAATTCCTTCACGCTGCACCTCCGAATCCCAAGAAGTGTATTGAAGGTTCCGGTTGCTTTGTGTTCCGGTACGCCATCCCACAGGACATGATCGCGGCGACTACCCCGTCGATGCGGCCCGTCGATTTCTCCTTGGACGGTTTGATATTCCCAGCGGCATCGGTCTGGAGGGCGACGTTCGATATCATCCAGTTCATCACTGGATTGTTGCCGTGGCGAATCCGTTTGGAGATCACCAGCCTCTCGAATTCCTTGCTGGGCTCGTTCATCGATACGAACCCCTGCCGGTGCTCCACCATTGTGAATCCATCCTCATCGCCTAACTGCAAAGCCAGTTGCATCGCGTTCCACGGATCATAGGCGAAGGGGCCAAACTTGTATTTCTTGGATAGCTCGTTCACCCGTTTCCGAATGAAGCCGTAGTCGATAACGTCGCCTGGCGTGGCTTCCATGTACCCGTCTCTCACCCACGCATCGTACGGAACCCGGTCGGTCAGACTCGCTTTCCTGACTTTGTTTTCGGGGCACCAGAAATAGGTGAGGAGGTAGTGAAGCTCATCGTCTGAAAGAGGAGGGAAATCGAGGGCGAGAGATGATATGTCAGTCGTTGTAGACAGATCGAGGGCTGGGAAACAGGGTCTCCCGGATAGATCGGGGATATCTCCACCGCACTTCGCCCATTCTTCTTTTTTGATCCACCGCGTGACTTGCTCCGTCCACTGGTTGAGGTGGAGTCGTCTGAAGGTGTTTTCGTAGCTCGGTTCCTCTTCCGCACGTTTGGCCTCCGCTGCCAGATAGTCGGCTTTGACTGAAATCCCCATCCCTGGATTCGCTGCCGCCCAGACTTTTTTGTCCCGATAGTCCGCGCTCTTCGGCGCTCCGTAGATCACGGGGAGGAATGACGGGTCGTCTATTTCCCCTGATAGCACTCTTTCAGCATACGAGTGGAGCTGCCAAGCGATTGATTCGGGATCATAGATTCCTGCAGTCGTTATAAGGAACTCGAGGGGCTGTCTCCGCGCACCCGTCGAAGTGTGGAGCACGTCATAGAGCTCCCGATTCGGCTGGGCGTGGACCTCATCGAAAATCACCCCATGAGCATTGAAGCCGTGTTTCGATCGAGCATCCGCGGACAAAACCTTGTAACTCGAGCCGGTTGACGGGACTACAATCGAACGGCGATAGACTTCGGCTTGCTCCTGTAACAGCGGTTCGCTCTCAACCATCGATCGCGCGAGGTCGAAGGCGATCGCTGCCTGTTCGCGGTCTGACGCCGCCGAATAAACTTCGGCTCCGGGCTCGTTGTCGTAGAAAAGCAGGTACAAACCCACGCCGGCAGCGATCGTCGTTTTCCCGTTCTTCCGGGGGATCTCTACATAGGCTGTCCGATACCTCCGTGTGCCGTCCTTCCTTTTCTGCGAAAAGAGCGGATAGATGATCTCTTCGACCTGCCATGCATCGAGGGCAAGCGGACGACCTGCCATCTCTCCCTTTTGGTGTTTCAGGAACAGTTCGAAGAACCGGACAGCGTGAACACCAGCCGCCTCGTCCTCCCAAAACTGAGCTTTCCTAGGCAAGACCGAACGCCCGCTTCTCGGCATCGATAGGATTCACCGGAGGCTTCACCTGGATGCGGGATCTCGAGCTCGGACCCTTTCCGAACTCCGCGTAGAGCCCTTTAATCAGCGTCTTCGCTGTCGTTGGCGTCCCGGCCGGGTCCTTCCGATATGCCGCCTCCTCAGTACAGAGCATGGCAAATTGGCTCACATCGTAAGACGTTAACGTGCCCAAGGTTATGGCTTCCGGTGCCAATTCCGCCCACACCTTCTGAGCATCCGCCGATAACCACGCCGGCATCTCCGCTTTTCCGACTGGCTCGGGTTCGTGCTTCGGTAACGGGCGATGGCCGGGCTTTCCAGCCATGATCTTTAGTTTTGTGGGTTTCGGTTTCCTTCCCCTCATAAACTGTCCTCTGTATGGGCCAATCAAACAAAAGTGTAAATTCGGGACCGTATTCGCGAGAC